TCGGCTCCATGGACCTGCGCAAGGTGGCGCCGCTGCTGGGCAAGGCGCAGCTCGAATCCCTGGTTGACATCCAAGGCCAGATCAGCCGGTCCGACGCCAAGGGCATGGAGTCCCAGCGTGTGGTGCGCGAAACGCTGGGCGCCATCCGCGCCGAGGCCCAGGCTGTCGGCATCGACCTGACGCCCAAGGAAGGCACCAAGCAGGCGCAGGAGACGGCCAAGTTCATGGGCGCACTCACGCACGCGCTGGACGCGGCTACGGCGCACAAGAAGGCGCCGCTCACATCAGACGAGGCCAGGCGTATCGGCATGAGCATGGTGCGCGAGGGCGTCGAGCAGGGCAGCGGCTTCTTCGGCTTTGGCGCCACCAAGCGCAAGGGCTACGAGATCGCCACCGATCCCAACATCGCGCCGGGCGCCAGCTTCGTCGTCAAGCAGTTTGGCGACATCCCAAAGAACGTGCGCGAGCAGTTGGCCGGTGAGCTGCGCAGTCTGCGTGGTTTGGGCACCAGGCCACTGTCCAGCAACGACGAGGCAGCCATCGAACGAGCCTACACGCGCGGCGTGGAAGCCGGAAGGTTCCGCTGATGGGCGAGCTGGCCAACCTCTTCGACGAACCGGACGACGCCAAGACCCGCGCCGGCATCAACCTGCGCTTTGGCGTGGACGCGCAGCCCGACGTGGCGGCTCGCAACAACGCACTGGCAAAGCGCTTCGGCCTGCCGGCTGGGGTGGTCGAGCAGTACAAGCCCGAATACGAAGCCCAGGCCAAGGTGCAGGACGCCATGCCGGTGCTGGAGCAGTCGCCCGCACTGCGCGGCTGGCTGGCTGCCGACGCCAACCGGGCCAAGGTGGCGCACGACGACGTGGGCCTGCTGGGCAGCATCGAAACCACGGTGGCCGCTGCGGCGCGCTACGTCATGGGCGCCGATGATCGTGGCGGCCTGCCGGCTGATGTCGGCCAGTTCGGGCGTGCGCTGGCAGCCGGCATGGGCCCGCGCTTTGGCGCGGCGGCATACGGCGCGGCGGCCTACCCGCTGGAGGCCTTGGGCCTGACTGGTGCCGGTGGCCAGCTGCGCAACCTGCAGCGCCAGTCCAACGCCGAGGCCGACGCCTGGCGCGGGTCGCTGGAGGATGCCGGGCTGATCCGGCGCGGCGTCATGGCCGGCGCCGAGTCTGCTGGCCAGACGCTTGTGACGCTGCCGCTGGGCTTCATGCGCGGCGCGGCCGTCACAGGCGAGCAGGCCATGCTGGCGGCCATGGGTGCGCTCACCTTTGGCCAGACCTACGGCAAGGCGCGCGACAAGGGCCTGAGCGTGGGCCAGGCCGGGCTGTACGGCATGCAGGACGCGGCGGCTGAAGTGGTCACCGAGAAGTTCCTCGGGGCCGCCAAGATGGTGGCCGACGCCAAGGCCGGATCCAGCCTGGTGCGGTTGTTCATGCGCGACGTGGCGCGCGAGATCCCCGGCGAGAGCGCGGCCACGGTCTGGCAGAACTTCAACGAGTGGGCCAACGTCAACCCGGACAAGCGGCTGGCCGAGTGGCTGGCAGAGCAGCCGGCGGCCATCGCCGAAACCATCGTGGCTACCATCGTCGGCGCCGGCGCACAGACCGGGGCCATCCGTGCCGTGCAGCGCGCCACGGGCGACCGCGACCGGCAGCAGGCCATTGCGGCGGCCACCGATCAGCGGTCCCAGGCCCTGGTGGAGTTGTCCACGCTGAGCGAGGCCAGCAAGCTGCGCGAGCGCGACCCAGAGAACTTCCAGAGCTTCGCGGCCCAGGTCACGGCTGAGGGCCTGCCGCACATCTACGTGGACGCCCAGGTCCTGCAGCAGTCCGGCATCGACATCCAGGCGGCGGCCCAGGCCCTGCCCAGCGTGGCGGCGCAGATCGAGCAGGCCATCGCCACGGGCGGCGATCTGGTTATCCCGACCAGCGAGTTCTTGACGCTGGCAGCCGGCCAGCCGTTCGCGGCCGGCATCATCGAAAACGCCCGCACGCGGCCCGACGCCATGAGCGCGGCCGAGGCCAAGGCCTACATGGCAGAGCGCGGCGATTCTCTGCAGGCCGAGATCGACGCGGTGATGGGCCGGCGCGAGACTGACCAGGCCACCGAGGATGCACGCGGTGCGCTGCGGGAAGGCTTCGCGCAGCAGCTGCAGGCCGCCGGCCGCCAGCCCCAGGCGGCGCAGCAGGAAGCGGCGCTGCTGGAGGCCTTCTTCACCGTCAACGGCCAGCGCATGGGCATGACCGGCACTGAGCTGGCGCAGCGGTATCAGGTCCAGGTGCAGGGAAAGATGGCCGAGGGGGCGGCGGTGTATGAGCAGGGCCAGGGCCTGGACGCTTTGCGCCAGGAGTGGACTGCGGCAGGCATCAAGGCCACGGCCAGCGAGCGCGGCGGGGTCATCACGCTGTCGCAGATCGTGGTGCCTCAGGATCAGCGCGGGCAAGGCGCCGGCACCGCTGCCATGCAGGCACTGGTCAGCTACGCCGACCGCACCGGGCAGAGCATTGCGCTCACCCCGTCTGCTGACTTCGGCGGCAACAAGGCGCGGCTGGTCGAGTTCTACAAGCGCTTCGGGTTCGTCGAGAACAAGGGCAAGAACAAGGCATTCACGGTCAGCGAGAGCATGTACCGGCCGGCGACTGGCGCGGTGCTGGAGCAAGGCGCATACCACGGCACCCCATATCGAGGCATCGACAAGTTCACCACCGACGCGATGGGCACGGGCGAGGGTGCGCAGGCTTACGGGTGGGGGCTGTACTTCGCCGGCAATAAGGAAGTGGCCGACTTCTACCGCCGCAAGCTGGCCGGCGACGGCTCACGCACATTCACGAAGGACGGCAAGACGCTGGATGCGGCCGTCGATCTGATGGAGGCGTACTACCAGCCCGGCCGCATCGTGCGCGGCTACAGCGGCGCCGACAAGGTACTGAAGTTTGAGCGCAATGACCGCAACGGGTGGAGTGTGCAGGTTGTCGGCGTGAAGCCCAACGGCGAGCCGATGCAGTCAGAGCGCCCGCGCTGGCACTCGACGCAGCCTGACGCGAACAATCTGAAGGACGTGCTTGAGGAAGACGGCTGGAAGGCAAGCAAGCCGGGCCAACTGTACGAGGTGGACATCCCCGAGGACAGCGAAATGCTGCTGTGGGACAAGCCGCTGAGTGAGCAACCGGAAGGGGTGCGCAAGGCACTGATGGCGGCCGACTTCGGCGGCGATCCTGTCGTCGCAGCGTGGAAGAAAAACGGCGCGTGGGCGCCAACGGTTGGGGAAACCTTGTACCGGCACATTGCAGGCGGACTTACGCGCGGCGCTGTGGCGGACAACAAGCACAAGGCGGCGAGCGACTATCTAGCGTCAATAGGCGTGCGTGGCATCAAGTACCTTGACGGCGGCAGCCGCAGCGCAGGCGCCGGCAGCTACAACTACGTGATCTTCAGCGGCGATGACGTGGCCATTCGGCAGACCTTCTACCAAGGCCCGAAGATCCCCCGAGCCCAAGTCGCCTTCCCCGCCGCCCTGACCGACGCCCCCAGCATCATCACGCTGCTGCAGGGTGCCGACCTTTCCTCGTTCATCCACGAAGCCGGCCACTTCTTCCTGCAGGCCCAGGTGGACATGGCCGCGCGCATCGAAGCGCAGCAGCAGGCGGGCTCCAGCCTCACGGCCGGCGAGCAGCAGATCCTGGCTGACGCCCGCGTGGTGCTGGACTGGTTCGGCATCAAGGGCACAGAGCAGACATCGGCGCTCACCGAGTGGCTGTCCATGCCGCTTGAGCAGCAGCGCGAACATCACGAGAAGTGGGCGCGCGGCTTCGAGTCCTACGCCTTCGAGGGCAAGTCGCCAAGCATCGAACTGCAGGGTGCATTCCAGCGCTTCCGGGCCTGGATGCTCCAGGTCTACAAGAACCTGACCGCGCTCAATGTCACGCTCACCGACGAGGTGCGCGGCGTGATGGACCGCATGCTGGCCAGCGAGCAGCAGATCGCGGAGGCTGAAGCCGCGCGTCGCATGGGCCCGCTGTTCGAGACGGCAGAGCAGGCCGGCATGACGCCCGAGCAGTTCGACGCCTACCACGCGCAGGCGCTGGACGCCACGCAGGAGGCCATCCAGAACCTGCAGGCGCGTGGGCTGCGCGACATGAAGTGGCTGAGCAACGCCAAGAGCCGCAAGCTGAAGGAGCTGCAGAAGACCACCGATGGACTGCGGCGACAGACCCGCATGGATGTGCGTGCCGAGGTCATGGCAGAGCCGGTCTACCGGGCCTGGCAGTGGCTCACGACGAAGGACGACGGGCGCACGCCTACCGGGCCGACAGAGGCAGAGTCTGCCTACAAACTCGACCTGGCCGACTGGCAGCAAAAGCGCAAGGAGTTCGTCGACGAGGCCACGAAGGCAGAGCGCGTGCGCATGTGGGAGGCTTCGCCGCAGTCGCAGGCCCCTGGCGTCACGCCGCTGGACAAGGGTCAGTTCATCAACCGCCACAAGCGGGAGGTGGCCGCCGCCGTCGAGGTGGATGCGCTGGAGTGGGAGAACGAGAACCCGCCCCCAGAGCGCCCGGCCAGTGTGGAGCGCCCGCAGGAGACGTCCATCGAGATGGGGTCCGGCAAGTTGCACACCGGCATCCTGCGCGACCGCTACGGAAACAAGCCCGATGCGATCTGGCGCACGCTGTCTGCGCTGCGCATGACGAGTGAAGAGCGCGGCACCGACCCGGACGTGGTGGCCGAGACCTTCGGCTTCACCAGCGGCGACGAGATGATCCAGGCCCTGGCCGTGGCCGACCCGCCGAACAAGGTGATCGAAGAGCGCACCGACCAGCGCATGCTCGAGCAGCACGGCGACCTGGCCACGCCTGAAGGCCTGCAGCGCGCCGTTGACGATGCGCTGCAGACCGAGGCCCGGGCCCGCTTCATCGCCACCGAACTGGAAGCGCTGGAGCGCGTCAACCGGGTGCGCGAGAAGAAGCCGGGCCAGCGCAGCACGGTGGACGTGCTGGCCAAGGCAGCGCGGTCCTACGCGCAGGGCCTGGTGGCCAGGCTGCGGGTGCGCGACATCCGGCCGCAGCAGTACCAGGCGGCCGAGGCCCGCGCCTCGAAGGCGGCGCAGAAGGCGATGACTGCCGGCGACACCGCAGAAGCGGCGGCGCAGAAGCGCAACCAACTGATCCAGCACGCGGCGGCCCGGGCGGCGTCTGAGGCGCAGGCCGAGGTCGAGCAGGCCCGCTCCTACTTCACGCGCTTCAACAAGCGCATCAAGGCGCTGGACGCTGGCTACCAGGACCAGATCGACGCGTTGCTGGAGAAGTTCGACTTCCGCCGGCAGAGCGACAACACGGCAGAGCGCCGGTCCAGCATGCGGACCTGGGTGCAGGCCCGGCTGAACGACGGCGAGATCCCCGACATCGCCGAGACGCTGCTCAGTGCTGACGAGCGCGCGGCCTACCTGGCGGCGGTGCAGAGCCGTGACGCCGACGGCGAGCTGGTCTACCGCGACGACGAGTCTGCGGTGCAGCTGCTGGCCGACGCCATCGACCGCAGCGCGCGCCGACCCTACCGCGACATGACGGTGGAAGAGCTGCGCGGCCTGGTGGACACCATCAAGCACATCGAGCACCTGGGGCGCCTGAAGGGCCGCATGCTCACCACCCGAGGGCGGCAAGCCTACGAGGCGGTACGCGACGAGATGGCTGCCAGCGTGGTGGACAACGCCAGCGCAAGCGGCAAGAACAAGCGCACGGCCACCGACTGGCTGGGTGCGCGGCTGCAGAGCCTGTCGCAGTTCGCGGCCTCGCACATCAAGGTGTCGAGCTGGGCCCGGCGCATGGACGGCGGCCAGGACAACGGTGCGGTGTGGCGCTACCTGGTCATGCCGGCCAATGAACGCGCGTCGATGGAAACCACCATGCGGGCCCAGGCCACGCAGGCGCTGGACGACATCCTGCGGCCGGTGCTGTCCAAGGTCGGCGCCATGGACAAGGTGGGCAAGGGCCGCTTCTTCGCCACGATCAACGACTCGCTGAACTGGCAAGAGCGCTTCACCATGGCGCTGAACGTCGGCAACGAGAGCAACCTGCAGCGCCTGCTGGGCGGCAAGGGCTGGAGCATGGAGCAAGTGCTCCCGGTGCTGCGCAGCCTGTCGGCGCAGGAGTGGCGCGCGGTGCAGGCGGTGTGGGACCACTTCGAGAGCTACCGGCCGCAGATCGGCGCCAAAGAGCGGCGCGTCAACGGCAAAGAGCCGCGGTGGATCGAGGCCCGGCCGTTCGAGGTGACGACGGCAGACGGCCAGACCATCAGCCTGCGCGGCGGCTACTACCCGGTGAAGTTCGACCCGCGCGTGAACCAGCGCGCCGGCCAGCACTCGGCGGCTGAAGAGGCCAAGACACTGCTGTCCAAGGCCTACAGCGCGGCCACCACGCGCCGGTCTTTCGTCAAGAACCGCGTCGATGAGGTGCGCGGCCGCCCGCTGCTGCTGAGCCTGCAGGGCCTGTATTCCGGCATCAACGACGTGATCCACGACCTGGCATGGCACGAGTGGGTGATCGACGCCAACCGCCTGCTGAAGAGCGACAAGCTGGACGGCGCGATCCGCGAGCACTACGGGCCCGAGGTCAAGAAAGAGTTCGAGCGCTGGCGCGACGACATCGTGGCTGGCACAGCCCGGGCCGACCATGCCGTGGAGACGGCGGCGCGATGGGCCCGGCAGAGCGTGACGGCCAGCGCGTTGACCTTCAACCTGGTGTCGGCCGCCATGCAGCCGCTGGGCCTGGCCAACTCGATCAGCCGCGTGGGTGCACACTGGATCGGCCGGGGCGTGATGCGCTACATCGGCAGCCCCATCGCGGCCACCCGCGAGGCGCAGGCCCTGTCGCCCTGGCTGGCCAACCGCACGCGCACGCGCTTCCGCGAGCTGAACGAGTTGCGCAACCAGATCCAGGGCCAGACGGCGGCCAAGGAACTGATGGGCCGCTACGGCTACTGGATGATGATGCGCACCCAGCTCATGGTGGACGTGCCCACCTGGTGGGGCGCTTACGAGAAGGCGCTGGCCGGAGGCCTGGAAGAAGACACTGCCATCGCGGTGGCCGACCAGGCGGTGAAGGACGCGCAGGGCGGCGGCGAAGAAGTGGACCAATCGGGCGTTGAGCGCGGAGGCCCGCTGGTCAAGCTGTTCACGGCCTTCTACGGCTTCATGGGCACCACGCTGAACGTGGCCTGGCTGAACGCCACCACCGAGAAGAACCGCGCCAAGATGGCGGCCAATGCCATCCTGGTGCTGGCGGTTCCGGCCATCCTCGGGTCGCTGCTGAAGGATGCGCTGATCCCTGGTGATGCCGGCGACGAAGAAGAACTGGCCAAGAAGCTGGCGGCCGAGCAGATCTCCTTCCTCATGGGCACCGTGGCATTCGGGCGCGAGTTCGCGCAGGCCGGCAAGGTGCTGTTTGGCGAGGGCGGTGGCATGGGCTACAGCGGGCCCGCCGGGCTGAGGCTGATCCCGGACACGATCAAGCTGTCGCAGCAAGCGGCGCAGGGCGAGTTCGACGATGCGTTCCGCAAGGCCTTCGTCAACGTGGCGGGCGACCTGACCGGCATCCCGTCGGTGCAGATCAACCGCACCATCACCGGGGCGCAGGCACTGGCCGACGGCAAGACGGCAAACCCTGCGGCGCTGGCCTTCGGATTCCAGGAACCACGATGATGCGGTGCACATAGTGGCGGCCTGTGGCGGTGCAATTGGGCATCTTCAAAGGCCCGCCACATGACAGTTTCATCCATCGAACGCACCGCAGGCCCGTTCACTCGCAACGGGGCTCAGGTGGACTATCCGTTCACCATGCGCGTGTTTGCCGACACGGACATCCTGGCCACGCAGACCACGGCAGCCGGCGTCGTGAGCACCCTGGTGCTGGGCTCGGACTACACCGTGGCCGTGAACGCAGACCAGCGCACCAGCCCTGGCGGCACGCTGACCATGCTGGACGCTGGCGGCGTGGCCGGCGAGACGCTGGACTTCACCACCGAACTGGAGGCCACGCAGTCTGCGCGGCTGACCAACGCGGGCGGCTTCTACCCGGAAGTGGTTGAGAACGCGCTCGACAAACTGACGATCCTGCTGCAGCAGCAAGGGGTCTTCGGCTTGCAGAGCGTTCGGGCCCCGTTCCCTGAAGTGCTTGTGGCGCTTCCGAGCGCCCTGGGTCGCGCGAACACCTCGCTCGGGTTCGATGCCGATGGCCAGCCCACAGTGCTGACGCCGGTGAGCGGCAGTGCGGCCGACGTGCTGACCCGCCTGGCCGATGCGGTGGACGCGGCCAAAGGCGCGGCCCTGGTCGCCTACAACGACGCGCTGACCTACCCGGCCGGAAGCGTGGGCGCGGCGCTGGCTGATGCTGGCAGCAGCGGCGGGTCATTCGACATCTTCGATTCGTTGAGCGCGTCAGAGCAAGCCGATGTCCTCGCGCGCACATGCACGCTCAACGTGGTGACGGCCATCCGCGCCCCCTTTGCCGACGGCATCAAGCGCGTCAAGTTCCGGGGCGGCACCTACTACCTGGGCAGCTACACCGACGGAACGAACGCGGTTGACCTGTCCACCTACGGCGACAACATCACCATCGAAACCGAGGGCGATGTCGAGTTCGTGATGACCACGCTCTCCGGGCATCCCAGATTCTTCTTCCTGGCTGGCAACAGCCACTTCACGCTGGGCGACTGCCGGTTCCGCGACCTTGGCTATAGCGCAGCCTACCCTGGCGTGGGCGGCGTGGCCGTCTACTACCAGAGCATCGTGCTCGACTCCACGAACCTGCGTCTCGGGAACATCTACGGCAAGCGCATCGGCATCGGCCTGCAGTGCGTGAAGAACGACGCCGGCAACATCGGTCGGCTGCGCGGGATCTCTGGGCGAATCACCGTCGACGAGGGCACCTACGGCGCCAACTTCGCCAATCTCGGGGACGACGTTGACCTGACGCTGATCACCACCGATTGTTGGCGTTCGTACTACGTGTACGGCGGCCAGTCGCACCGCATCAACATCCACAACCGTGACCCGAAAACCGGGACGGGACAGGTCAACATCGCCAACGGTGTGAACGCGACCGTCATCCCGAAGGACACGAAGGACATCCACGTCAGGTACTCGTGCCGGGGCACTGTGCCATCGGTTAACCATGCGCTGATCAACTGCTTCGCGGACGCCCCGGGCACCATCGATGGCGTCTATCTGGAGCTGGACACGCCAGACGTACAGGTCCCGGTCTGGTTTGCGAACTACACCATGAGCGGCGGGGTTGAGAAGCTCACCGCGACAGCCGGCATCGTGGTGGACAACATCCACATCAGTGGCACGGCCGGCGGCTACATCGGCGGGACGGCGGCCTACACCACCAAGCCTTACGTGAACATTCGCGGCCTGCGCTGGTATGACGACTTCCCGGTGCGCGTCAACCAGACCCGTGAAATCAACTTCAACCCGACGGTTACGCCGGTTGGTGGCGGCACGTTCAGCGCTGGTGCTGGTGGCACTGTGCTGCAGCGCTGCTACGCGAGCGAAGGGATGCTGCACGTCAACACGCAGATCATCTTTGGCACCGCGCCGACGCTGGGAACCGGGGCCTGGAAGATCGATCTTCCGTACCCGAACAAGTCCTCCGTGGAGACTGTCGGGGTCGGCAGTGCCACCCATGGCGGAAGTTACACGAACGTGGTTGCAGTCGCTGGGGCGACTGATCAGTTCTTCTTCATGCGAACAAGCGGGTCAGGAACCCCGGTTGGCGCAGCGGCGCCTTTTGTGTGGGTTGCTGGCGATGTGCTGGTGGTGACTATCACCTATCCGCTGTGACGCCGATATGAGCAAGCCACCCTTCAAGCACCGCGCACTGATCCTGGCAGCCCTGGTCCTCTGGGCGCGGTGATGGCGCTGCCGGTGTTCCTGTCGCTGCGGGTCACGGCGGCATGAGCGAATCATCCGTTCAGCAGCAGCTCGACTACCTTGCAACCGCTATCGGAAGGAACGAGGCCAGCATGATAGATCCCGTGTCATTCGGTGAACTCAAGGGTCAGGTCCAGTCGCTGGCGCAGCGGCTCACGCACTTCGAGACGCGCCAGGCTTCCATGGACGCCAAGATCGACATGGTGCTCGACAAGCTGAGCGAGGCCAAAGGTGGATGGCGGCTGCTGATGGCCATGGGTGGCGCGGCCGCGGTGGCCGGGTCGGTGCTGACGTGGTTCTTGTCGCACACGGTGACGATCAAATGATGCTCAGCCCACACTTCGCACTGGCCGAGTTCGCGGTGTCGGACACTGCGGCCCGGCGCGGCATCGACAACACGCCGCCCGGGCACGTCATCCCGGCCCTGACGCGCACGGCGCTGGGCCTGGAGGCCGTGCGCGTGAGGCTGGGCACCGCGCCCATCACCATCACCAGCGGATACCGCAGCCTGCCCCTGAATCGCCTGATCGGCAGCCGCGATTCATCGCAGCATGTTCTGGGCGAGGCGGCCGACTTCATCTGCCCGCGCTTCGGAACGCCGAAGGAGATCGTGGCCGCGCTGCGTGACTCGGGCATCCCGTTCGATCAACTCATCCTGGAGTTCGCGGGCACCGGAGCCGGCTGGGTGCATGTGAGCTTCACCGACAACCCACGGCGCATGGCGCTGGAAATCGACGGCCAGGGCACGCGGCTGCTGGCTTGAAAGGCACACACCATGAAGAAGGTCCGACTGATCCCCAACTGGCGCCGCGCCTGGCGCATGCTGAGCGTGCAGGCCCAGGCCACGGCGCTGGCGGTGCTGGGCGGCTGGCAGGCCATGCCGGATGACATGCGGGCGGTGGTCCCGGCCGGCGTGGTCTTCTCGCTCGCCATGGGCCTGCTGGTGGCCGGCATCGTGGGCCGGCTCATTGACCAGCCTAGCACGCAGTCCAAGTGAACCCGTACCTGTGGCTCGGCGCCGGCCTGATGTGGGTCGCCAGCATCGCGGCGGCGGGGTGGTGGGCCTACGGCGCCGGCCAGGATTCAGAGCTGGCGACCCAGGCCCGCGAAGATCGCACCGCAGCCATCGCCACCGAATCAGCCGCCAGCGCCGCAGCGGCGGCCATCAACCGAATCGAGGTCAAGCATGTCACGGTACGCCAGCAGCTCGAACGCGAGGTCATCGATCGTCCGGTCTACCGCGACTGCCGCAGCGGCCCTGATGCTGTCAGCCTGTTCAACAGCACCATCCCGGGCGCCGCCAGCCAACCAAGCGCTGGTGGTGGCCAGTTGCCCGCCACGGACACCGCTGGCCGATGACAGCTTTGGTGCCTGGGTGCTGAAGGCGCAGGAGCTGGCCCAGGCCTACGACAAGTGCCGGGCGGCGGTGCTGGGCCAGCAAGTGACCAGCAAGTGAAACTACTGGATATTGAACGCCCGGCTGTAGCTGTTCAATATTCCCGCCTTCAGGCAAGAAAAAAGCACCTGGGTCTTTCGACCTAAGTGCTTGATTCGTGAGCCATATTCGGTGGCTCCTCGACCTGGGCTCGAACCAGGGACCTACGGATTAACAGTCGGAACACTGAAACGCCTGGGAAGGCGCGTGTTTCCTCACTTTCTAGTGTTTGGCTTCTTGTCCACGCGCAGGCCCAGGCTGCGCAGGTAGCGGATCATGGCCGCAGGCTGGGTGAGGCCGGCGCACATGTCGGCCACCTCCAGGTCGGTGAGGTAGGGGGGTGCATCAAACCACTTCCACAAAGAGCGGCGCATCGCCTCTGATGCGCTCATGCGCCATTGGCACATTGCGCGCGTCCAGGTCTATCAGGATGGCGTTCCGGTGGTGGCGGTCGGCCACGAGTCCGGTGGTACCGCTGCCTCCAAATGGGTCCAGGATCGTCCCGCCTTCTGGGCACCCTGCCAACACGAAGGGCTCGATCAATGCAGGCGGGTAGGTGGCAAAGTGCGCGCCTCGGAATGGCTCGCTGGCGATGTGGCGCACGCTGCGCGGGTTGCGCGTGGCGGGCATGACGGCCATCGCTTCATCAAAGCTGGCGTTCTGCTTGTTGCGCCAGCCTGCGCCGCGACCCATGCGCTCGCTCTTTCCGTCGACGTAGGCGCCATCGTTGCCGCTGCTGGACAGCGCGGCCTTCGGCGCGATTGGTCGCTCAGCAGGGTTCCCGGGCGGGCCTTGGCGGCGCCCAACGCCTTGCGGCAGTACTCGACCCTTCTCGCGGCCTTCGGCATGGAATGACCCGTGGCCGCCTTGCTCGGTGCGCGTGTCCCAGCCGTCCGGGGTCTTGTAGCGCGGCTTCTCCACTGCGTCATACCCGTGGCCAAAGCCGACTCCGGTACCGGCGCGGCGCTGGTGCGTGTTCTCGCTGGCCTCCTCTTGCACCGCGTCGAAGTCAAAGTAGTAGCGCTCCTGCTTGCTCAGCAGGAACACATGCTCATGGGCTTTCGTGAAGCGATCCCGGCAGGACTCAGGCATCGGGTTTCGCTTCGACCAGATGATTTCCTGGCGCAACCACCAGCCATCCTCTTGGAGCGCGAAGGCGACGCGCCAAGGCTGGCCAATCAGGTCTTTGGGCTTGAGGCCGCTGCCACTGGTCGCATAGCTATCGCCCAGATTGACCCAGCACGTGCCATCGTCACGCAGCACGCGCCGCACCTCCCGGAACACCTCGACCATCGTCTTCACCCACTCGTGCACGGTCGGCTCGCTGCCGATTTCCTTGTGTTTGTCGGCGTGACCCTCTGGCAAGTAGGACCGAAGAGCCCAGTAGGGCGGCGAGGTGATGCAGCAGTGCACCGACGCATCGGGCAGCGTCTTCAGCACCTCGCGGCAGTCTCCATGCAGGATGCGCACGCTCACTCGAACAACTCCGGCGCCTTGGCGCTCTGCTCAGCCGCATGCGTGCGGCACAGGTGCTTGTCGGGCCCGACCTCGGTCGCGCAGCTGGCGCACAGGTGGCGGTCGCACGTGCCGCTCTTGCGCTGGCTGGGCGCATCGCACTGGTACGCTGACGGCAGGCCGCAGACGCAGCGCGGGACACGGGCGGGTGTGCGGGTGCACATGAAGCCGCGCCCACCTTTGAAAGTGAAGGGGATGCAGGGCATCACTGCACCGGGTGAAGCCTGGCCGGCTTCTTGGGCATCGTCTTGAGCACGAACTGAGCCGTGCCCAGCAGCCTGTCGAAGGCCGCGTCGGCCCCCTCGGCGTTGGCCATCATCACGCCTGCTACGCTGGCCAGCTTCATAAGGTAGTTCCCGATCTGCTCGCGGTCGGTCATGCGGCAGGCCGTCAGGTATTCGCCTACGGCCTTCTTCGCCAGTTCTTCGGCTTCGGCGGGTGTGGCGCCCATCAGAAAAGCCGCGGTGCAACCTGGGCCTGCCGCTCGCTGCGCACGCTCTCCAGCGTGGCCTGCACGGCTTCCATGGTGCTGATCTGGCGGTCGGCCTCGTCCTGGGTCATCTTGCCCGTGGAGACCCAGCGCGGGTACACCCTGCGGCGCATGCTGATCTCGCGGCGCACGCAGGCGATCTGGCGGTCAATGTCGATGGGCTCAGGCATGGTCTGCCTCCTTGTTGCAGGCCTCGCACGGAATCCCGCGCTTGGCCTCGGTCACGGTGTCGAAGACCAGCCAGTCCGTCTCAGCCTTGCACCGGACGCACTGCATGCGGCACATGGGCTTTCCGAGGTCTGCGGCATCGCTGCTGCAGTCCACGTTGCCGGCGTCGCTGACGTGCATCAGCACGCGAGGCGCGCGGCGTGGACGCTCGCCGAAGAGGTCGATCACGACTTCGGCCCCTCAATCGCCGGCAGCAGCTGCGCTTCCTTGGCATGCTCCAGCACCGTGCGCCCGTTGGGCAGCATGATCTGGCCAAGGAAGGCGCCTTCGAACGACAGCACGCCGGTCTCGATGGCGGTGATCTGGCCCTTGATCCAGTCGCGCAGGATCGAGTAGACCGCGATGGACGCGATGTCCATGGCCTTGCGCTCGTGCTGCACTCTCGTGGCGCGCGAACGGCTCTGGCTCCAGGGGTGGGCCTTCAGCCAAGCCTGCGCGTAACCCTTGATCGACGCCTGCACGCTCACCGGGCGCTGCCGGTATTCGAACTGCACGAGGACCGTGCCCTCGATGTCGTCGATCATGCTGCCGAACTTGTTGCACCCGAAGGCGCGCAGCAGCTTCTGGATCTCGCCCAGGGCCTTCTCGCCGCTGGTGGCGTTTTCGTAGGGTAGGGTCATGAAAATAGCTCCTGCTGCAGCGGCCGGGCCGGCGTGACGGCCTGGCTGCCATGTCGGGCCAGCCACTCGGCCTGGGTTTCGTAGACAACGTGGTCATGGGCATCGCGCAGGGCGCGGCCGTCTGGACCCACTCGGGCCACCAGCCAGTCGGCGAACGGCTTGCCCATCGCGTCGGTGCGGCCGGCGGCCCAGGCGATGAAGGGGGCGTGGTTCAAGCGGCCGCCTTCCGCTTCGCCAGCACCACCGCCGCTACCTGTAGCCGATCCAGTGCCGCAGCCGCAGCGTCGTAGGCCCCGAGAAACCCGCCGTGGCTGTCGTCGGCGAAGAAGCGCGTGAGCCGGCGCCGCTGGCCTGGCACGTAGACGCGCGCCTGCCAGCCTCGGGTGTGGCTGGGCTTGGATTCGATGCGCTGGATGCTCATGCGGCCTGCCTCAGCGCAGCCTGCTCGGCATAGTTCGCCTCCACCAGGGCCCGCGCCAGCGGTGGGCACACGCTGTTGCCGCACATGCGCACCTGGGCGTCCTTGGGCAGCACGCGGCCGTCGTGGCCGCGGTCAATGACGTAGCTGGCGGGGAAGCCCTGCGCGCTGTACAGCTCGCGCGGCTGCAGCATGCGCATGCCGATGTCGGCAATCTCGTACTGCTGGCCGGCCACGGTCACCAGGCCAAAGCGTGGCTTGGTGGTGACGGTGTGCATGGGCTCGCCAAGTGGCGTGTCCTGGTCGCTGCCGTAGTAAGCCGTCAAGAAGGCCCGCACCTCGGCCGCGTGCATGCCGCCGGCTGTGACGGTCTTCAGCGGCTTCTCGACGCTGCCCTCACCGCCTCGCGTGTTCGAGGTGTAGAGGTGCGTCAGGTGGCTGGTGACGAGGCAGGTATCGGCCTTCGCCGTGATCGTCTGGACAGGCTCACTGACATCGCGCGGACGGCTCTGGCCGGCCCGACCACCGCAGCCGACCAGCTGCGCCGCCACCAGGCTGTGGTGGTCCTGCGTGGTCACGGTGCCGATGGGCTGCCGCAGGTCAGTGCCCACCACGCCGGTGTAGTGCTTGGCCAGGAACGCGGCCACCAGGGCGTGCTTGGCGGCGCCGGCCACCACGGTGCCCAGCGGCTTGTCCAGGCCCGGCACGCGCGGCGCCTGGCCGGCGCGCTCACCGTAGCCGGTCTGCACCAGCGTCGGGCTGCACAGCAAGTGCTCGGCCTTGGTGGTGATGGTGCTCAGCGGGGCCGTGATGGGCCGCACCTTGCCGCCATCGCTGTGCCCGGTCTGCCCGATGCGCGCGATGAACGGCGCCGCGCTGTTGACCACGTAGCGCATCACGCCGTGCGCAATGCGCCGCAGCGTGGCATCGGCCAGCGGGCGCTCGCGCTCAAAGATGCTCGGGCACGGCAGCGCCCAGTCGATGCACTCGGCAGCGGTGCGCCAGGGCTTCAGGCCGCTGCCCTTGGCCGGCTTAGCAGCGTGCGTGGCCTCGGGCCAGACGATGGGCATGCCGTCGCAGCGCGCCACCAGGAATAGGCGCTTGCGGATGGTTGGTGCACCGTAGTCGCAGGCGCGCAGCTCGCGGTGCTCGACACGGTAGCCCAGGGCCTGGAGCTGGCCTTTCCAGCGTGCGAAGGTGCGGCCCTTGCGCTCTGGGCAGGGTCGGCCATCTGCGGCCAGCGGGCCCCAGGTCTGGAACTCTTCGACGTTCTCCAGGCAGATGATGCGCGGCCGCACGAGCTTGGCCCACTTCACCACAACCCAGGCCAGCCCGCGCACGCGCTTGCTCACGGGCTTGCCGCCCTTGGCCTTGCTGAAGTGCTTGCAGTCCGGGCTGGCCCACAGCAGGCCCACCGGCTGGCCATCGGTCACTGCCAGCGGGTCCACCTCGAACACGTCGCTCACAAAGTGGCGCGTCTGCGGGTGGTTGGCCTGGTGCAGGCTGACTGCTGCCGCGTCGTGGTTGACGGCAATGTCCACATGTCGACCAATGGCCTGCTCGATGCCTGTGGACGCGCCGCCGCCGCCGGCGAACAAGTCGATCACCAGCTCGGATGAGATAGGCAGCAGGAACTGTGCGGACAGCATGGCTCAGCCCTGCGCGCCATATTGGCGGTCAATGGACTCGGCCGCAGCCACAGCCAGCGCAGCCGCCTGGACCAGACGGCGCCGCGCCTTGTCCGGGCTGCCCATGCCAGCCATGACACGAGCCCAGGCCGCATAGTCCTGGATGAGCTGCACGAAGTCGGCAGTGGCGTGGCTGTCGTCATGCGCCGGGCCGCCCCACTTCTCGTCCTGGCGCTGGCGCTCGGCGGCGACTTTGGCCAGGACGGGATGCGCCACAGCAGCCGGCGCAGCCAGAACAGCAGCCATCGCACCGGGAAGACGGTCGGCCCTCACTCCACCACCCCCACAGCCTTACGCCCCCTGCGGCCCTTGGGTGCCACGCCGGCCGCCGCGATGGACTGCGACATGCCGGCCTCGATCTCGCGCTGCTCGCGGGCGCTGTCGTCGTCGTGGATGTCCGGCGTCTCGCCGCCCAGGTCTTCCGTCCCGCTTTCGGGGTCGGTCGTCTCACCTTCGGCGCCATCCGTCTCGCCGCCAGCCGCGAACAGATCCGTCGCATCCGGGTGGTCGGCCTGGAACGCCGCCACGCTGCCGTCGATCGCGTCAGGCTTTGGCTCAGGCTTGAGCAGCTTGATCCAGATGCTCTGACCGTTGTGCATCGCCAGCTTGCCCAGGCGTTCCGAGTCCACGTCGCTGGTGCCCAGGCGCACACCCAACGTGATGGAGCCGCCTTGTTTGGCATCCACCTTGAGCTTGTCCACCTTGACGCCCTCGAAGGCCATGGGGTCGGTGTCGTCGATGCCGTCATCGACTTGCAGGCGCCAGCCTTCGTGCGCGGTGGTGAGCTGCACCTTCTCGATGACGTTGCTGCGCAGGACCGGCGTAGACAGTTCGATGCCGGGCAACTGCTCCTGACCCTCGACGGCCTTGTAAAGCGCGTGCCGCAGGCCCGGGCAGATGCCGTCCAGGATGGTGTTGGCGGTGGTGATCTCGACGGCCAGCGTCACAGCCGGCACGTCTTCGTCGCCGTGCTTCTCGGTGCGGTTGGTCACGCTGGCCAGGCGTGCTTCGGTGAACTCGGTGATTTCCAGCATGTGTGTGTCTTTCCAGGTGGTGTGAAGGTTGTGGGTCAGGCAGTAGCAGGGCGGGCCCTGTACTCGGTCGCGGGCGTGTAGGGGAACGTCACCGGCACCAAGCTCTCGCTGTTCGTGAACCGGCTCCCGTCAGGCTCTTCCCAGACGATGCCGTCCAGGTCGTAGGCCTGCCCGTTGAACCTGTCGGCCTGCTTGAAGACGCGCCCGCAGCGGTTGTTCTGGAAGACGCCGGCACCGACTTCGACCCATTCGTGGGGTTCTCCGGTGAGCGGGCCGATGGGCTCGAATGCCAGCAGCTTCGACAGGCAGGCACGGGCCCAAGCGGCGCTGAACCCACTGTGGCCGTGCGTTGAGAAGACAAGCACCAACTCCTTGAGCTGGGTGTTCATCAGGGCCTGCATCTCGTCGTCACCAGGGGGCGGCAGCTCGCGGTCTGCGTGCTGCATGAGGTTCCCGGTTCGCGCCGTCAAGACACGCCACGCAAGGCCAATTCGCTGCTTCAAGTTCATGGTTCTCGCTTTCTGGGGGGATGAAGGTGGTGGGTCAGGCCTGGGTGTCGTCCCAGTTGTCCTTGGCGTCCTTGAACTGGACGCTGCCGCCGAACTGGTTGAAGCGGGCCAGGGCCGCGTCGCGGGACTTGCGCCATTCCTCGTTGCGCAAGATGTGGCAGCGGGCGCGCTCGCGGTCAGCCTGGGCGCGGCGCAAGGCCTGCTCGGGGCTGTCGAAGGGGTCGTCTTCGTCCTTGGGCTGCAGCACCGGCTCGGGCTCGGCCAGCGTCTTCAAGGCCTGGCGCAGGTCCCAGTCGCTGACGGGTGCCTTGGGCTCCAGCGCGGTCAGCGTGTCTTCGAGGTCGCGGACCACGCTGGCCGGCGCAGTGCCGGGTGGCAGCTCGACGGTGACCTCGTAGCGCACGTGCTCGTAGTTCCCGAGGTTGTGCAGGCGGCCGATGGTGATGCGCGAGATGCGCGGGCCGGTCAGGGGAAGTGGCGTCTGGTCCATTGCTTCAGCCCCTCAGAACGTGGTGGGCTGGGCGATGCCGCGAATCACGGCCATGAAGCCGCGCTGCAGGTCGGTGGCGCCGATGCTGATCCAGCGCTGATCGAGCGCCGGGCCGATCTTGTGCGCGTCGGACAGCGGCGCGCTGGCGCTGGGGTGCAGGCGCAGCTTCTCGATGTAGGCGCCGCACTGCTCGGCCAGGGCTTTGCCCTCGTTCATCAGCGCGACCTCGGCCTCGCTGAGTTGTCGGTAGCCGGTGATCTTGGGTTGTGCAAAGTGGGTGTCGGTGTTGATGGCCGGGGAGCCGAGACCGGCGGTTGCGTCGGTGTTCATGGTGTTGCCTTTCAGGCTGTAGGTGGTTTGGTGGGGCGGCCCGGGCGCAACCCCGGGCTATCTGGCGGGAAGGTTGGGAGGCACCATCACGCGGCTTCGCGCCGCCCCGTTGATCTGCTTCAGGCCGCCAGCGGCATCGCCTCGCGCCGGCCTTCCTTGATGGCTCGGTACACCTCGATGCAGGCGTGCACGTCCACCAGCGCGCTGTGCGCGCCCACCAGCTCGCGGCCGGTGAAGAAGCGGTAGGCCTCGCCCAGGTTCGCCGTCTTGTGGTGGTGGCGCCCGGCGGCGCGCATCTTTGCGGTTGGCGGCAGCTTCAGGATGGGCGTAGACAGCAGCGCGGTGCACTCGGCCTTTCCGTCCTTCCACTGGTCGGCCTGCGTCTCTTCGAAGAAGCGCTTGCAGGCGATGCGCACGATGCGGGCGTCGAAGGTTTCGTTGTGCGCGATGCGCACACGGTCGCCCACCAGGTCGAGCAGCATCTCCACCGCCAGCGACTCGGGCACACCGAGGTCGGCGGCCATCTCGGTGGTGATGCCGTGGATCGCGGCCACGTCGTCCGGGATCGTCCAGCCCTCGGGCCGGCAGATCACGTCGATGGTGGACAGCACGGCCCAGGTGTCCAGGTCCACCAGGCAGGCGCCAAGCTGCACGATGTGCGGCTGGCCCGGGTGCTCGCTGGGCTCTTTGAATAATGGCAATCCAGACGTTTCGCTGTCATACACAACTGCGTAGTTCATCGCGTGATCCTTCCTAGGTGGTCGCGTTTGGTGATTGGCCGCGCCTTCATGAGGCCAGCGGCATAGAGGCGCTTCAGCGTGTCGCTCGTTTGAGCGCGGCTCTCGGCGCGATGTCTTGTGCCTGTCTTGTGGTGGCGCGCGTGCTCCGCTGCCGTCAATGGCTGCAGATTCGAAAAGAGCTCGTTGCTCCGGTCCTCGTCGTCGTGGTGTGCGTGCTCGTTCGCCGATAGCGCGCGGCCGAGCTTTGCCGCCAACAGCACGCGGCTGCGCCGGACCAGGCACCCATTCGAGATCACAGGTACACCGGGGAAGAAGTGGTGCGGCCTGATCCGAACTCGGCAGTACCGATTGACGCCGCGCGCTTGGTACTCGCCGATGACCTCGATGCCGTGCGGCAGCACGTAGAGCGGCGCATTCGGCTTCCTGCCTCTCACGCCGCCTCCTTCAGTTGCCCCAGCGTGCCGGCGTCCAGCCAGTGCGCGGAGATGGTGTCGGGCAGGCCACCGGGCAGCGCCTTGAGCGTGCCGAAGATCAGCGCGGTGGCGATCTCGCCGGTGTCGGCCAGCGTGTCCAGCCAGGCCAGCAGCTCTTGGCGGCCCCGCAGGTCCAGCACGTCCAAGCGGTCCAGCACCAGCAGCTTGGCGCCACTCAGGTAGGCCACGGCCTCGGCCAGCATGGCGTCCACACGCCACTTCTCCGACTCGCTCAGCAGCCGGTACTCGCGCCCGCCGGCGGTGATGGCCATGTCGGCGGCGATCACGGGCGTGGCCCAGTCGGTGTCGACCGCGCTTTGCGCCAGGCGCTCATTTATCGGGCCCAGGGCCTCGGCCAGGATTTCGCCCGGGATGCCGTCCGGCGCCAGCGCATCGGCCAGTGCGTCCCACGCCACCACGGCAGCGTGTGCAGCTGCGGCCTGCTTGGTCTTGGCGTCGGCGGCGTCCACCAGGGCCTTGATGCTCTTGAGGGCGTCGGACTTGCGCACGATCTCGGCGCGTTGGGCCTTGATGGCTTCGGCCTGGGTGCGGGCGTCGGCCAGGGCGGCGGCGTCGAAGACCTCGTTCAATTCGTCGGCGATGGCCTTTGCTTCGGCCTGGGCCTGCTGGGCTGTTGCCAGGTCGCGCTTGTCGTGAGCCACGGCCCGCTGCATCAGCTCGAAGGCCTGCCGCAGCTCTGGCAGGCGGGCGCGGATGGCTTCATTGCCGGTGGTGTTGACCGGCACGGTCAGGCTGCCGTGCTCTGCCTCGTAGGCGACGAGCAAGTCGTGCAGCACCTGCCAGCCGGCCGCGTTCTGTTCCTGGTTGGGCCACGCCGGCAGCACGTAGGCGATGGCCGCAGCCATCTCGTGCACCAGCCCCACGCGTGCCTTCGCCGGGCCAGCGCCAGCGGCCTCGGTGGCCTTGTCCAGCGTTTCAGCAGCTTCGACCAGGCCGGCTTCATCGGCTGCCAGCTTGGCTTCGACGCGGCCCAGCTTGGCCGCGGCTTCCTGCAGCGCCGGCAGCTTTGCCCGCAATGTCGCGCGGCGACTTTCCTCGGCCTGCAGCGCGCCGATCTGGCGTTGCCACTGCTCTGCGGCCACGTCGTTGTGCTTGAGCTCGGTGGCCAGCGCCACCGCCGCGCCAGCGTCATAGGCCGGCACGTGGGCGCGCCAGGTCTTGGCCTTCTCGCTGCCGTAGGTTTCGCCGGACACAGCGCGCCAGGCGCCCTTGTTCTCGGTGGCCTTGGCCCGGGCTTCCTTGTGCGCGGCGTCAAAGCCAGAGCGCAGCAGCGGCGTGATGCGCTCCACGCACTTGGCGTCCAGCTCGCGCTTGAGCAGCCGTGCCACGATGGCTGGGCCGTCCGTCTTCAGGTCCATCAGGCCAAACAGGAACGACTGGCGCTCTTTCGGCTCCAGGCGGGCCATGCGCTGGGCGTCCAGCACGTAGGGCAGCACCGGGTCGGTGGCCTTGCCGCTGCGGCTGTCGTGGATCTTGCCGCTTCGGTTGATGCTGACGCTGTACACGTCGCCGTCGCTGTCGGTGATCTCGCACACGGCCAGGTCGGCGCCGTCGCGGATCAGGGCCGCGGCTTCCTTCTTCAGGCTCACGCGGCCCAGGTCTGCGGTCAGGGCCAGCGCCACGGCGTCGCGCACGCTGGACTTGCCGGCGCCGTTGGGGCCGCAGAAGAGTTGCACCGCTGCGTGGGTGCGCACGTCCACCGCCTGGGCGCCCAGGAAGTGGCTGATGTGGATGGAGGCAATCTTCATGGTGGCGTCACTCCGGTGCGGCCATTGGGGCGCGGGTGCGGCGGCCGGCGGGCGCCTGGGCCTGCTGGGTGGCCTGGGGCGGGGCTTGGCTGGTAGTGGCCGGGTCCGGGTCCACGTCACCAAAGCCAGCGTCGTCTTGCGGGGGCGGGGCAGTCTTCGGGGCGGGCGCTGGCGTGGGCGTGGCCGTCTTGGGTGCCGGCAGTTCTCCGGTCTCGGGGTCTGCGCCGGCGCCGTGCTGCGGCGCGTCGTCGTCTTGCACCACCATGAAGTCGCCATCGATGGTGTCCAGCGCTTGGTCCTTGCCGGCCTCGGCCTGGTTGTCCAGCGCCACGGCGGTCTGGAACTCGATGGACAGCGGCAGGTACTTGGCCAGCCGGCGGATCACCGTCTTGCGGCCCATCTCGACGAAGTGATCCAGCCACGGGCCGTACTTGCCCTTGCTCTGGGTGGCCTTCATGATTTCCTGCACCTGGTGCACGCTCATGAACTCGAACGAGTGGCCGCCATCCTTGAGCTTGGCCACCGCGTAGAAGCCGATGACGTCGCCGCGCTCGCCCATGGCGGGCGTGTGGTTCAGCTTCTCGTCCAGGCCGTAGACCAGTTCGAAGTGGTCGTTCGCGCAGACCTCGTGCGCGGCGATGCTGACGATCTGGCCGCTGCGGCGCGCAAGGTCGATCAGGCCCTTGTAGCCAATGATGACCTGCACGCTGTTGACCCAGCGCTCGTTTCCGTTGGCGTCCTTGCGCTTGGTGTTGAACGGCACCAGGTAGGCATGGCCCAGCACGGTGTTGGGCTCCAGGCCCATCTGCGCGCACTGGCCGATGGCGCCCACCAGGGACGGAACATCGCACTTGGCCAGGGCCGGCGTGGTGGTGGCGGCGATCTGCGCGACCTTGAGCAGGCGGTCGATGCTCAGCGTCTTGGGCAGCATCTTGGCCAGCTCGCCCTTCTTCTGGTTGAGCAGGTAGGCGATCTGTTCCTTGGGCCTCATGTCGGCCAAGGGGCGGGTGGCGGGCTGCGCGGTGCGCAGTTCGGCGATGGAGGCGGTGGCCATGTGGCGTCTTCCTTGTGGGTGCGGTGGTGGGTGGTGAGGGCTCAGCCCTTGAAGCGGCACGTCGGGTGCGCCGGGCAGTAGCGTTCGCTGCAGAGGTATGACTTCGGGTTGCCGTAGAACGCCCCGCTGCGGATCAGCCGCGATGCGTGCTCCAGCAGGCCCGGCGCTTCTTCGGTGCCGATGAGCGCGGCGCGGGCGTCCTGCACTTCACCGGTGGCCACGCGTTGCGCGGCGGCCGTCTTGCCGGTGTTCATGCCGACGATCTGAGCGGGCGCAGTGATGTGCAGGCCCATGGCGTGCTCTGCCAGCAGCTCGTACACGCCAAGCTGCACTCCGTGGCCCTGGGTGTTGGCGATGCCGTTGGCACCCACGGCTGACTTGCCGGTCTTCAGGTCGGTGATGCCACGGCCCGCCGGCGTTTCGCGCACGCGGTCGGTGGTGCCGGTGAGCGCGATGCCGAGCTCGGGCAGCTCGAGCTTTTCGCAGCGGACCTCGACGCCCAGGTAGTGCTGCTTGGGCGCGATGTCGGCGCAGTACTTGGTGTGCAGCGCCAGGGCGATGCGTTCGGCGTCGTTGGGCGCGGTGTCTTCCCAGTCCACTTCTTCCTCGGGGCGGTGGATGGCGTCCACCAGGGCGCCGGCGGCGTCGTCGGCAGTGACGGGGCTGCCGCCGGGCAGGCGGGAAGCGTCGAACACGGCCGTGCCGGCGTGCACTGCGGTGCCGAGCTGAGCGGCGGCGCTGCGCGGGCTGCGCAGGCCTTCGATGTACTTGCCGGCCCAGCGGGCAGGGCAGTCGAAGAGTTCGGCCAGTGAGCTGGCGCGGATGAAGACAAGCGGGGCGCTTGCCAGGATTTGGCGGTCGGGTGAGTTCACAAGGATTCCTTGTCGGTTGAAGTTGGTCAGGTGGAGCGCCACACATGCAGCGCCAGAGCGCCCACGATGGCAATGGAGGTCACGAGCAGCGCCACAAGCAGCGCCGGGTCGTAGGGCTTGCGTGCGGGGCGCGGCGGGAGGTCATCGGCGCCGACTTCGGTTGCGGCTTCAGCGGCCTGGGGGTGCCGGCCCTGGTAGTCGCATCCGAGCGGCAGGAAGTCGCGCTCTTGCAGCTTGCCGGGCTGGATCGCGGGGTGGTTCAGGTTCTGCTGCATCAGAACCACCTCTGCACGATGTAGCCAGCGGCAAGCGCCGCAAAGAAGACGCCGGCCAGCCGGTACATCCAGCGGTGCGCCATGGACTCGATTTCCAAGAGATGCGCGCTGCTGTAGCCGGTGACGAACTCGGACTCGGCCAGGGTTCTGGGGGCGCGGATGTTCTTCATCACACCGCCCCCATGTGAGCAGCCACCGTGCGCTGGTGGTCGTCTTCCTCGCTGAGCGCGAGTTCGACTTCGGCGCGCATGCAGTTCAGCAGCGACGGCATGAACACGGTCTCCGGGTCAATCCAGGAGCCGTTCAGCTCGACCGCATGCAGTTCGATGCCGTCATCGTCCGAGGTCCAGCGCACTTCGGCCTGGGCGTGCTCGCCGATGGACACCAGCATGGTTTGCATGTGCTTGGTGCGCTCGGCCAGCGTCTTGATGCGGGGCACGACGCCGGCAGGGAACACGGCGCGCGGCGCGGTGTCGGTGCGCAGCGGGTAGGGGAATGCGTGGTGTGCGCAGTTCGACAGGCCGGCGTTGCCCGGGCCCAGGTCGGCGCCGCACTGGCTGCAGTACGTGGCCGCGAAGCGCGGCGGCAGGGCCAGTCTGGCGTGCAGCGCATGTAGTAGTGGTCCCATCTCTTCCCTCCTCCTCGCCGGCCGGCCCCTGCGACATGCGGGGTGTGGGCGAGTGATGAGAATTTACCGCATGCGGTAAGTTGATGTCAACCGCATCCGGTAATTTATTTGAGACAATTGCGCCACGCGCCCACTCCGGGCACGAAAACGCCGCCTCATGGGCGGTTCAGGGGATCAGATGGACAAGCTGGAAGCGCTGGAGGCTATGTTCGACGCGGTAACGCTCAAGTTTCAGGAGGCGTGCTCGTGTGTGCGTCGATCAGTTGGCGCCAGCGCTCGATTGCGGCTGCGTTCAAGGCGTGAAGCGGGCGCGCGCCTGGCGGGATCGGTCGGCGGCGTTTGCTACAGCCGGCCAAACGGCAAGAGCAATAGCGGCGGCAATAGCAGCGCGAGAGGGAATATCCATAGGAGGTGAAAGACCGAGAAGGACGCTGATGCAGCGAGCGCAATCGCCACCCACCAAAGAAGCACCGTAAGGATGTTCCCGCCAGTTCGGTTCCTTGCGGACATGATTAGACCGAACGCCCAGCTACCGGCAAAGAACAGCGCGGAGGCCCAGCAGGCGTACTCAAGCCATCGCATCAATACACCCCCCACGTCTTGCGTATGCACTGCACCCGAACGGGGGATGGACCCCGCATCTGAGTGGGCCGCTTGAGGGGGATGGTGTCGCCCGCCAGGGCTGGTAACGTGTAAACGTTGCCTGTCATTTGCCGCTTGACTGTCGTTTCTCAGATGGGACTGAAGCCAGGGCAGCGTGCTCAACAGACGCAAGCGCTTTGTGCGCCTCCCATGCGGCAACCGTTTTGTGTGCAGGCTCGGCCCGGTCCCACCGCTCACGGCTGATGTAAGGGTCGAGTGGCCACGGCTCCTGCGCTGCTGGCTCTGGGTCGCATCCGTCGATCTCCAGTGCGGGGAACGTCAGGCGCGGGCTGCACAGTTTCCAAACCGGGACGCGAAGCAGCGCCGCAACCGTCTCCAGCGTCTCGACGCCGTACTTCTCCGTGCCGTGGAAGATGCGTGAGGCGTTCCCGTTGGGGATGCCATTGCGCACCAACGCGCCCACGCCAGCCTTCGCGCCATATCGCAACTGAATGGCGGCCTGGACGTTCTTGGCAATGATCTTTCTGAGGTCAGTGCCCACGCCAAAAGCGTAAGCGCGAACCGTCACCGGATTCGGTTGACTGTTCGTTACCGGATATGGTAATCTGGCGTTCATGGACATCACCTTTCCGAGCGCGGAGCAAGTCCGCGCACAACTTGCGCCGCTGACGCTCAAGCAGCTTGATCGGCTGGCCGAGTTGTCGGGCGTGCCTGCAACCACGATCTACAAGATCAAGCGAGGCGAGACCGCAAACCCGGGCATCGAAACGCTTCGCAAGTTCATGCCTCATGTCGGGATCAGCATGCGGGAGGCCGCGTAATGGCTGCTGTTTTGCAGATGCTTCCGAAGCGAAGGGGGCGCCCCGGCGTAGATGACGGCCGGGACGTTCTGAGACTGTTCCCGCGCGGCCGCATGAGGCGGTCCTTCATGTACGCCATCGCCTTTGACGGCGGGGTGGTCAAGATCGGGCAGTCCGCAACTCCACGATCCAGGCTGCTCACGCACTGGAAGACAGGTTCCGGAGAGGTGAAGTGGGTTCACCTGTTTGAGTCCATGCACACGGACACGGCGCACAGGGTTGAGCGCGCTATGCCTGCTGCGCTTGCGCACATCGGCAAGCAGATCAACGGCAGCGAGTGGTTTTTCGCTGAGGACAAGACGGAAGTTCTTCGCGTCGTCAGGAAGGTGATTTCCGAGGCGAAGGCTGCAGTCAATGCAGCATGGGACGCACAAGCACAAGAGCGTGAGGCCGTGCATGCCGTCACCAAGTTCATGCGCGATAACGGGCTTCTGCGTCCGCAGGAGCGGCCATGAACTGGCACCGCATCTGGCCCGAGCTGGTCACTGACGACCACCCGGCCCCAGTCAAGCAGGCGGCCTGAGCCATGGTTCTTCATCGCTCGCACTGGCACCGGCCTACCCGGCAGCCGCTGGTCTCCTCCCTGAAGCGGCGCGAGCTCTTGCCCAGGCTGGCTTCGGCTGGCCTGGGCTCTTTCTTCAACTCTGGCGCTGCTGTCCATGCGACCAACACCTGACGCTTGTATGGCCTGCATCGAAAGCTCCAAACGCACCGAAGAGGTCAAGTTGCGGCTGACCGAGCGCGAGCTTCTGGACATCAGCCGACTGGCCGCCATCGATGAGCGCGCTGTCGCCGAGCAGATCGTCCGAATGTTGAGGCTGTCCATGTACGGAACTTTGAGCTGCCGGGCCGCTGCCCTGCAAGGTGACTGTGAGGGCCTGCAAGGGTCCGGAAGGGGCGGGCGATGAACCGCTATGTCGGAACCCGCGACGTGTCTTTCGCCTCACGCACAGCACAACCCAGCCCGCCGATGCTGCTGATGTACCTGTGCGGCACCGCACGCGACCCGCACAAGGGGCCTCGCGCCGGCGGCAAGGTGCGCGGTGGGTTGCTGTTGCAGTGCCCTGCTTGCGTGGCGAAAGAGAGCGCCAAGTGACCATCTCCACCAACCCCAACACACGCGGCGTGCGCGACATCGAAGCGATCCGCCTGCGCTGCTTCTGCGACCCAGACACCGGATGCTGGCACTACCGCGGCACCTACCAGAAGCGCCACAACAAGCCAGGGCGTGAGCCCATGGTCTGGCTGGCCGACGAGGGCCGCACCACCACGCTGATGCGCGCTTCCTGGTCCCTGGCCAAGCGCCGGCCGGTGCCCGATGGCCACATGGTCTGGCGGCGCTGCCGCAAGGACGACTGCGGTAACCCCGAGCACCTGCTGTGCGGAACCAAGAAGGCATGGGGCGCCTGGACGACGAAGCAGGGCCACCTGCGCGGCAGGCCAGAGCGCGTGCTCATCAATCGCCGCATCAAGCAGGACATCGGGCACACCTCACTGACGATGGAGCTGGCGTCTTGGGTGCGCGAGAGCCCGCAGAACGGGCTGACGGTGGCGCATGCGCTGGGTGTCAAGCCTTCCGTGGTCAGCAACATCCGCTCAGGGCGCACGTTCCGGCCGGCGGTGGCGAGCAGTGTGTTTGGGTGGGGTGGCGCATGAGGGACTACGCCAAGCTCTCACCCACCTTCTGGACCGGCAACACCGGCAAGGCGCTGCGCAGAAGGGGCTCCGAAGCCGTCCTCGTGGCCCTCTATTTGGTCAGCGCGCCCGGCTCCAACATGCTCGGGCTCTATTACCAGCCTCGCCTGTTCATGGCGCATGAAACTGGACTAGGCATCGAAGGGGCATCGAAGGGGCTTCAGGCGTGCATTGAATGCGGCTTCTGCAGCTACGACGACGACACCGAGACGGTGTTTGTGCACGAAATGGCCGCATGGCAGATTGCCGAGTCTCTCAAGGCGTCTGACAAGCGCTGCCAGGGCATCCAGAAGGACTACAACGCACTGCCGGAGAACCCGTTCCTGCAGGCGTTCTTCCAGCGCTACGAGCGCGCATTCAACCTCAAGAACGGCCGGACTCCAGAGCCTGAAGAGCAAGGGCCTACGCAAGCCCCTTGCAAGCCCCTCCCAAGCCAGGAGCAGGAGCAGGAGCAGGAGCAGGAGCAGGAGCAGGAGCAGGAGCAGGAGCAGGAGCAGGAGCAGGCACCACCTTCGGTGGGTGCGCGGCGAGCTTCGCCTCGCGCCACGAAACGAGCCCCGACCGACTTTGAGCCTGACGCCGACCTGAAGGCCTGGGCAGCAGAGCACGCACCAAGCGTTGACCTTCGAGCCGAGGTTGAAAAGCTCAAGGACCACACCTTCGCCCACGCTCGCAGCGACTGGCCAGCCACGGCGCGCAACTGGCTGCGCAAGGCCCAGCAGGACGCGTCCACACGCCGACCTGCAGCCGTCGCCGCAACCGGCGAGACCCCACGCCAACGCGCCGCCAGAGAACGTGTTTTCGAGATGACCGGCGGCCTTGTGTCCGCCATGCCGCCAGGCCAAACCACGGAGTACATCGATGTCGTCGCCCGACCAATCGTCAGCCTGGGTTGAGAGGCTGTTTTCACGGCTGCAGGTGCGCTACGGCGATGCCTGGCTGCGCAAGTGGGAGGGCATCAACCTCGCGGCGGTGAAAGCCGACTGGTGCGAGCAGCTCGGCCCGCTGTACCAGCGCAACCCCAAGGCCATCAGCTACGCCCTGGACCACCTTCCGGACTACCCGCCAAACGCCGACGGGTTCCTGCGCATCTGCCTGCTGGCGCCGTCGCCGATGCTGGCGCTGCCGCCGGTGACAGCTCAGCCGAATCTGCCATTCCTGGCTGAGGTCGTCGGCCGCATCAAGGTCGCATCGCAGGCCCAGAACAAGGCGACACCGGCACAGCATTGCGCCAACCGGCTGCGCGCCATCCTGGCGAAGAACGGGCACCTGTCGGTGGTGCAGGCCGACATGCTGGCCAAGTGCGAAGCCATGGGCAAAGGCTGGTCCGAGATGGGGGAGGCGGCATGAGCGGTGCGCCTGCTTGCATGGGAGGCTGGTGCGCTCTGCGCGACCGCTGCCCGCACTTCCACGCGGACGACAGGAGCGAGCCGGCCGAGAGGCTGTGCCCGCCAAGGCAGGACGGCGCGATACCGGAGTTCGTCAAGCCGGTGTTGGTGCCAAGCCCGGTGCTTGAAAGGACTGCAGCATGATCACCTTCACCATCCCCGGCGAGCCGCAAGGCAAGGGCCGCGCCCGTGTCGGCACCATCGGCGGCCACGCCCGCATGTTCACGCCGGCCAAGACAGTGGCCTATGAGGGCCTGATCGCCCACGCCGCGGCGCTGGTCATGGCTGGCCGCCCGCCGCTGGCCGAGCCGGTGCGTCTGGACATCGACATCGTGTGCACGGTGCCGGCGAGCTGGAGCGGCAAGAAGCGCATGCAGGCCCTGGCAGGTGCCATCCGGCCGGCGAAGAAGCCGGACGCCGACAACGTTGTCAAGGCCGTTTGCGACGGCATGAACGGAGTGGTCTGGGTTGACGACGTGCAGGCTGTCGAAGGCGGCTGGCGCAAGGTTTACGGGGCCACGCCTGGGGTGCATGTGCGTGTGGTCCCGGTGTCCACGGTGCAGCAGCTGGAGCTGGCCGCGTGATGGTGGGACTCAAGCCGATTGGGCCAGGGAACTGGGCCACGCTCACGATGCGCCTGGACGGCAAGCGCGCCGATCCGGTGCTGATGGCTGTGGGCGCCGTGATCCAGATGATGGGGATCGACTGGCGCGTGTGCTGGGTGCGGCCATGACAGACCGCGAACTGCTGGATCTGGCCGCCAAGGCAGCAGGAATCGCCGTTGACTGGCGCAAAGGCGTTGACTGCTTGTGCTACTCAGGCAGCCCATACAACGAGGCGTGGAACCCGCTTGAGGATGACGGGGACGCGCTGCGGCTGGCGGTTGATCTGCAGCTTGACGTGTATGTGCGTGGCGTATGGATAGAGGCCGTGGGCCCGATGGGGGCGCCGCAAAAGGTCCACTACAACGGCGCCGATGCACGCCGAGATGCAGCTCGCCTCGCAATCGTGCGCGCCGCTGCTGCGATGGTGAAGCCATGAGCGAGTGCAAGGACTGCACCAAAGCGCGCTCCGGCGCCTGGGGCGGCTACACCGCGACCTGCCACGGCTGCCTGGCTCGTCTGGTGGCCGTCAGCCCGCAGGCGTTCAACGCGCTGGACCCTCGCGGGTCTGGGGACCGCAAGCCTCTGGGTGATCTGGTGGATCGCGTCATGGAGGGTATGCCTCGCGGGGATGCAGTGCGATTGGTGCGGGAGTGGTTCAAGTTGGGACTGCCGCAGCGCGAAGGATCTTCACCATGAAGAAGGCCATCCGAGTGAACGAGCGCGGCATCCGCATCGGCGAGAGCCACCCGAACGCCAGGCTCAAGGACTCCGAGGTCGAGGAACTGCGCTGCGACCGCGACCGAGGGCTCAGCCTGGGCCAGCTTGCGCTGAAGTGGGGGCTGAGCAAGTCCGGGGTCAAGGCGATCTGCGACGGCAGGAGCCGGGGGCAGATCGGGCCGACTGTGGACGCGAAGCCAACCGTGCGCGTTCGCGTCAAGCGTGTGCGGGTGAATCTGCATCTGCCATTGCACATCCGGGCCAAGTTGCACAGGCTTGGTGGGAGCGTTTGGATCGCTCGGATGGTCGAGGAAGCGCAGTTGTGAGCACCCGTTTACATAGGTGCATGGTGTCGCACGATCATGTGCACTGGCGTTATTTGATGTGCACACCATGGCTCTGACGCCAAAACAGTCCGCGTTCGTACGCGAGTACCTGATCGACATGAACGCTACCGCGACCGCGAAGCGCGTGGGTTACAGCGAAAGAACGGCCTACTCGCAGGGTCAGCGGTTGTTGAAAAATGTTGAGGTGAAGAAGGCGATAGCCGCCGCGCTTCAGGAACAGTCCAGCCGCACGCTCATCACGGCCGACCAGGTGCTGCTTGACATTCAGCGGATCGGAAACCAGGCACTGAACGCCAAGGACTTCGCCCAGGCATTGCGTTCCCGTGAGCTGCTCGGCAAGCGCTACAAGCTGTTCACAGACAAGGTGGAAGTGACCACCGTCACGCCGCGTGCGGACCGTTTGCGGGAGGCGCGCGAGCGCCGTCGCAAGCTGCAGAGCGAATGACACCTGACGAGTACGAGCAGGAACTTGTCGAGCTGATGGCGGACCTGGAAACGGATCCAGTCGGGTTCGTCCAGGAGTCCTACGAGTGGGGCACCGGCGAACTGGTTGGAGAAGGGTCCGGCGCGCCGCGCGCATGGCAACTTGAGATCCTGGGCGTAATCCGCGACCATCTGAGCAACCCGACCACGCGGTTCAATCCGCTGCGCATAGCAGTCGCATCAGGCCACGGCATCGGAAAGTCGGCCTTTCTCAGCATGGTGGTGGACTGGGCCATGAGCACGTGCGAAGACACGCGCATCGTGGTCACGGCCAACACCGAGAAGCAACTGCGGACGAAGACATGGCCTGAGATCGCCAAGTGGCGGCGCATGTCGATGACCAGGCACTGGTTCAGCGTGCAGGGCATGGCGATCTGCGCCATTGGGCGCGAGCTGGCTTGGCGCGCCGACGGCACCCCATGGTCTGAGCACAACACCGAAGCCTTCGCGGGCCTGCACAACAAAGGCAAGCGCATCGTGGTGGTCATGGACGAGGCCTCGAAGATCGCCGACAAGGTGTGGGAAGTCACCGACGGCGCGCTGACTGACGAAGACACGGAGATCATTTGGCTTGCCTTCGGCAACCCGACCCAGGCCAGCGGCAGGTTTCGCGAGTGCTTCCGGCGCTACCGCAGCCAATGGGTGACTCGCAACATCGACAGCCGCACCGTCGAGGGCACCAACAAGGCATATCTCGATGAGTTCGTGACCACCCACGGAGCCGAGAGCGATGTCGCCAAGGTGCGCGTCCGAGGCATGTTCCCGGCGCAGTCCATCAAGCAATTCATCAGCGAGGCCGATGTCGCGCCGGCAATGGGCCGCGAGATCAAGGAACACCAGTACAACTTTGCCCCGAAGATCCTGACGTGCGACCCAGCATGGGAAGGCGACGACGAACTGGTGATCGGTCTGAGGCAGGGCCTGGTGTTCCGCATCCTGCACACGATGCCAAAGAACGACAACGACGTGGCAGTGGCGAACAAGCTGGCCGCGCTGGAAGACGAGCACGAGGCCGACGCGGTGTTCATCGACGGCGGGTTCGGCACCGGGATCGTGAGCGTGGGCCGCACGCTGGGCCGCGACTGGATGATCGTGTGGTTCAGTGGCGCATCCACCGATGCGGGGTGCCTGAACAAGCGGGCCGAGATGTGGAAGCTGGCTCGGGATTGGCTCAAGGAAGGCGGGTGCATTCCAGACGATCAGGTGCTGTCAGACGACCTGACAGGCCCGGAGACTGTGCCTCGGCTGGACGGTAAGCTGCAGCTTGAGAGCAAGGCCGACATGAAGAAGCGGGGCCTTCCTTCGCCGAACCGGGCGGATTCTCTGGTTCTGTCGTTTGCCTACCCGGTCAGCAAGAAGCGGGCTGCCGGTACACATAGCGCCAGGGCCCAACGCCATGATCCTTTCAGCCGCGACCGCCTCTACGGACGCCGCTGAAAACCCATGTGCTTCACCAACCAACGGTTCCAAGCCCCCAGCATCAAAGCCACCCTTGACCCTGTAGCGGGGGCCAAGGACATCAATGCCATCGTGGCGAACAAGCCCCGATCTGGCACTGACCCGCTGAAGATGGCGCCGAAAAAGATCCCGGACCCGGTGATCACTCCCCCGCCACAGCAGGCCAAGGCACCGAACACGGCACCGCTGCGGCGCCGCAATGCCGGCGGCGTGGCCGTTGCTGCTGGCAGCACGCTGCTGTCAGGGCCCAGCGGCATCAGCGCCGGCGCTCTCAACCTGGGAAGCCAGACGCTTCTCGGCGGGGGTGGCGGATGATGGCTGAGAGCACCGCACCGCTGCAGACCCCGCAGAAGCGCATCCTGGCCAGGCGCAATGCGTTGTGGACAGAGCGCCAGTCATGGGACCCGCAGTGCCAGGACATCGCGGACTTCCTGCTTCCGCGCGCCGCGCGCTTTGACGAGAGCCAGCGCAACCGCAACGACGCGCAGGCCTACAACAACATCATCGACGAGTGCGGCACGTTCGCGCACGGGGTGCTGGCGTCTGGCCTGATGAGCGGCGCCACCAGCCCGGCAAGGCCGTGGTTCCGCATGGCCACACCAGACCGCGACCTGATGGAGTTCGCGCCGGTCAAGCAGTGGCTGGAGAAGGTGCGCACGCTGATGCTGTCGATCTTCGGCACCAGCAACACCTACCGCGCCTTTCACTCGATCTACGAGCAGATGGGCGCGTTCGGCGTGGGCACGTCCATCATGGTGGACAACTACAAGAACGTGCTTCACCACTTCCCCCAGGTCTTCGGGCGCTACGCCATCGGCCTGGACCAGTGGGGCGCAGCCGACACGATCTACCGCGAGATGGAGAAGACGGTCGGCCAGCTCGTGGACGAGTTCGGCCGCGCGAACTGCTCCAATGCCGTGCAGCGCCTGTACGACCAGAGCAAGTTCGACAGCGCCGTGAAGGTGCTGCATGCCGTGGAGCCCAGGCGGGGCCGTGACTACAGCAAGCGCGACGCGCGCAATATGCCGTGGACATCGTGCTACCTGGAGCTGGGCCGGGACAACGACAAGTTCCTGCGCGAGAGCGGGTTCCGTGAGTTCCCGGCCATCGCCGCGCGCTGGATCGTGGATGGTGACGACACCTATGCGTCGCGCTGGCCCGGTGCCGTGGCGCTGGGATCGATCAAGCAGCTCCAGCAAGAGCAACTGCAGAAGAGCAACGCCATCGACTACCAGGTGGACCCTCCGCTGCAGATCCCGACCGCGTACCGCAACCAGGACATCGACAGGCTGCCAGGCGGCACGATGTACGTGGACTCCACCGGCCCCGGCGGCGGTGTGCGCAGCGCCTACGAGGTGAACCTGAACCTGCAGCACCTGCTGGCGGACATCCAGGACGTGCGAGGCCGCATCGACAAGTCGTTTTACGTGCCCTTGTTCCAGATGCTGGCCAACGACCAGCGCAGCGGTATCACGGCGCGCGAGATCGCAGAGCGGCACGAAGAGAAGCTCCTCATGCTGGGCCCGGTGATCGAGCGCCTGCACAACGAGATGCTGAAGCCGGCGATCGACATCACGTTCGCCAAGATCATCGCGGCCGGCCTGCTGCGGCCCGGGTCTGGGCTGGAGCCCCCGAAGGAGTTGGGCGGCCAGGACCTGGAGGTCGAGTTCGTCAGTACGCTGGCCCAGGCCCAGCGCGCCGTTGGCGTGCAGGCCATCGACCGCCTGGTGGGCACCATCGCGTCGGTGAGCACGATCAAGCCCGAGGTGCTGGACAAGCTGGACGGCGACCAACTGATCGACGCCTACGCCGACATGCTGGGCGTGGACCCCTCTCTGATCGTGGCTGATGATCAGGTGGCCATCGTGCGCAAGGGCAGGGCCCAGCAGGCTCAGATGGCCCAGATGGCTGCGGCTGCCGCGCCGATGAAAGACCTGGCCATGGCCGCCAAGACGGCGAGCGAGGTTGAGCAGAACGGCGCCACCAGCATGTTCAGCGGGTACGGCATCCCGGGCATTGCGCAGTGACGATGGACCGCGACACGGCTACGAAGCGCGCCAGCGCCGACCACGCCAAGCTGCTCGCCCAGCAGCAGGAAGAGGACGACGTTCGCTGGCTGCTTGGTGACCCACGGGGCCGGCGCCTGGTGTGGGGCTGGCTGTCCGATGGCGGCATCTTCCGGTCCACCTACACGGGCGAGGCCTTGAGCGCGGCTTTCAACGAAGGCCAGCGCAACGCGGCCATCAAGCTGCACGCCCAGGTGATGCACCACGCGCCTGAGCAGTTCATCCGCATGCTCGTCGAAGCGCAGGGCGCCAAGGCCCCCGAATAGGGCGTGCACATATCGGCGCGGTGCGTTCCTACAGTGCCGACCCATGGATGACACCGGCACCACCTCGTTGATGGCAGACACGCCCGCTGTGGAGGCGCCGGCTGCCGGCGCTCCTGCAGCGACTGCGGCCCCTGCCGCTGATGGCGCGGCGCCCGCTGCTGAAGCGAAGCCTGCCGAAGGCGCTGCCCCTGCTGCTGGCGAAACCAAGCCCGCCGAAGGCGAGGCCAAGGCCGACGACAAGCCGGCCCCCAAGGCACCCGAGGCCTACACCTTCGCAGCCCCCGAAGGCTTCGAGATCAACGAAGCGCTGGCGGCCGAGTTCACCCCGGTGCTGAAGGAACTGGACCTGTCGCAGGACCAGGCCGACAAGCTGATGGCGTTCGCGCCCAAGCTGCTGGAGCCCGCGGTCGATTCCGCCGTGTCCAAGACCTTGGACTCGCTGGGCTACACCGGCTGCAAGGACTGGGCTGCCACGGCCAAGGCCGACAAGGAATTCGGCGGCGACAAGTTCGCCGAGAACCTGGCCGTCGTGAAGGCAGCCCGCGATCAGTTCGCTTCGCCTGAGCTGCGCAAGTTGCTGGAAACCACGGTGCTCGGCAACAACCCCGAGATGCTGCGGCTCTTCTACCGCATCGGCAAACAGATCACGCCTGACGGCTACGTGCCGGGCGGCACCACCAAGTCACCGACCAACGCTGCACAGCGTGTCTACGACGCTTCCAAGATGAACCCCTGACCCAAGGCTGACACATGAGCACTCTTGCTGCTACCCACCCCACGCTGCTGGACCTGAAGTCGCGCCTCGATGCGTCGGGGAACGTGATCCCCGTCATCGAGATGCTGTCTCAGACCAACGAGATCATCGAAGATGCCGTGTTCCTGGAGGCCAACGAGCTGACGGGCCACACCACCAGCGTGCGCACCGGCATCCCTGAGCCGACCTGGCGCAAGCTGTACGGCGGCGTCCAGCCCAGCAAGACCACCAGCGTCAAGGTGCGTGAAGGCCTGGGCATGCTGGAGAACTACGCCGAAGTGGACAAGTCGCTTGCCGACTTGAACAACAACAGCGCCGCGTGGCGCCTGTCCGAAGAGCAAGGGATCATCGAAGGCTTCGGCCAGAAGCTGGCCCGCTACATGATCTACGGCAACGAGGCCACCGAGCCCGAAGGCTTCACCGGCCTGGCCCCTCGCTTCAACGACCAGGCGGCCGTGAACGGCGAGAACATCCTGACCAGCGCGGCCACGCCTGACGGCAGTGACAACACCTCGCTGTGGGTGGTGGTCTGGGGCCCGAACACCTGCCACATGGTCTACCCCAAGGGCAGCCAGGCCGGCCTGCAGATCAAGGACAAGGGCCAGGTCACCATCGAGAACGTCGACGGCGCCGGTGGCCGCATGGAAGCCTACCGCACGCACTACAAGTGGGACGTTGGCATGGTGGTGCGCGACTGGCGATACATCGTGCGCATCAACTACGACCTGGAAGACATCGTGGCCAGCGGCGCCACGGGCCCGGTTCTGCGCGATCTGCTGGCCAAGGCCATGCGCCGCATCCCGAACCTGAACATGGGCCGTCCGGCCATCTACATGAACCGGGACAGCCTGGACGCCTTCGACCTGCAGATGAACCGCGACCCGCTGTTGCAGTTCAAGACCCAGGAAGAAGCGCAGGGCAAGTTCGTGACGCGCTTCCGTGGCGTGCCGATCCGCCGCGTCGATCAGATCCTGTCCACCGAGGCTGGCATCTAAGCCCGCCGACTGAAAGCGAGCAACAAAATGATCCTCGACGAACGCAATGAGCTGTGCGACGCCACGTCGGCAGTCCTGGCCATCGGCAACGCCATCATCGGCGACGTGATCGACCTGAAGCCGTCGACCACCAACCCGAACACCACGGTGGACCTGGGAGGGTCCGACATGTACCTGGTGATCCAGGTTGACACCACGTTCGTGGGCGCCACCTCCACCACCAAGTTCGAGCTGGCCAGCGACAGCACGGCTGACCTTGCCACCAGCAAGACGGTGCACTACTCCACGCCGGCCATCCCGGTGGCCACGCTTGTTGCCGGCTACACCGTGTGCGCGGTCAAGCTGCCTTCCGGCAGCTACGAGCGCTATCTCGGCCTGTGGGAAACGGTGGCCACGGCCAACGTCACCGCCGGCAAGATCAACGCCTTCCTGACCAGCGATCCGGCCCTGTGGCGCGCCTACGCTGACAACGTGGCCTGATGACCATGGCCGACGAGAAGACCGTCGACCCGATCCAGCTCGTGGCGGTCGAGCGCGGCTTTGCGATGGGCCGCATGTTGGAGCCGGGCGAGAAGTTCCTCTTCGCCCCGCTGCGCGAGGACGGCACCGTGCGCAAGCTGCCCAAGTGGGCGGTGCGCGTTGGTGATCCGGCGCTGGCCAAACCCAAGCCGGTGGCCGGCGACCTGAAGCCCAAGGCTGCGCAGGCTGCCGTCAAGACCAAGGCCGGCCAACTCGCGGGCGACGCGGCCTGAGTTTTAACCGGCGAGCAGTTGCCGAATGGGCCGCCTTGTGCGGCCCTATTTTCTAGGGGTGCGGAATGGGACTGAACGGACAAATCGTCAACCAGGTGCGGCACATCATTGACGCTGCCGGGCGAGTGATCGGCTATCGCAATCTGGCGAGCGATCAAGATGAGGCCATGCTCACCGCTTCGCAGGTTGCGGCGGTGGTTGCCGGCACAGTCGGCGCCGGGAAGCTCTGGATCGGCTTCGGCCACAGCTTCATGGACCAGGAAAGCTACGGCGCGGGATGGTCCGCGCTTGGCACACTGACATGGGCCAACGCTCAACTGCCAGGCCGCCCGCTGACCATTGCGCGTGCTGCTGGCATAGGCGGCTATCGCATGCTGGACCTTGTGCATTACTGGCAGGCCATCGGCGCAGCGCTGAACCCTGCGGGCGTTGTGGTGAGCATGGGCCACAACGACCTGAAGGGCCTGTACCCGTCCGGCAACGCATCCGCAGAAGCCGTCTATCCGCAGATCGGCGCCGACACGCAGCAGACGCATTTGCCGTACCTGCTGGACACCTTGCGCGAGTGGATCGACACCGTGGAGCCCAGCACGACCATCGTGCTTCTGGGAGAGTCGGTGCCTGGGCAAGACCCGACCGGCGCGTCTACCACGGTCACTGCGCAGCTTGCCGTCCGGTTCCAGCAGTGGAACCGGGGGCTCATGGAACTGGAGCGCGTCAAGCGCAACGTGATTTATGTGCCTGCCGACAAGGGCACGATTGACGCCACAAGCACGGTCGGCAAGAACATCGTCGGCACGTTCTGGGATCAGACCCACCCATCAATCATCGGCGGATACAAGCGCAGCAAGCAGTTGCTCAAGGCGATTGCAAACCGCGTGCCTGTGGGCTCTGACCCGTTGCCGTACAGCGCGGCCGACACGCACTCTGCAGCAGCGCTCACGACAAGTTCCGTCCCGATTGCGGCCGGCGGAACCTTGACGATCCCCATCAGCAACGGAAGCTCAACGCTGAAGACCATCGAAGTCGGGGACATGGTGCAACTGCAACCTGTTGGCACGACTGCGGCCGACAAGCTGCTTGCTGGGCGCTATGAGGTTCTGACCGCATCCACCACGGACATCACGGCTGCATGCAGCGCCACGGCGACCGCCAGCGCGAACATGAAGGTTTCGATGTCCAAGCAGTTGTTCATCAACCCGCTGATGCTGACCACGACCGGCGGAAACGCTGGAGGTTTCAGCAACTCGGGCACGATAAGCGGCGCTCTGCCTCTGGGCGTGGATGTCATCAATCTCCCTGTCAACTGGACCGCGACCTTCACGTTTGAGCCGCACTTGGTCGAGCCGCGCGACATCATCAGCGCGGTAACGCTGAGCCTCGCAACTGTCGGCGCGTCCCGCACCGCAACTGCGGTGGATGGTGTGTGGCAGCGGTCGGACATCGGCAAGATGCTGATTTCAGGCGCCGGTATTGCCACGGTGACGGGGATCACCGATGCCAAGGTGGCGGTAGTCACCATCACAACGGCCTTCGCTGGGACTTCGCTTGCGGCCGGTGCGGTGCGGGTTGGTGAGCGCGGCTTTGGCAACGTGCTGCGCATGGACCTGACGAGCGGAGGCGCTGGAGCTGCTGGCAGTTTCTCGCTCGTGTTTCAGGCATCGCAAAAGTCCGCAAGCCCTGCAGGTTATGACGTGTTCAGGAAGGCGCACTTCGGTACAACGTACCAGGCCGGGCTGGACTACGAGCAGAGCAGCGTCGTCGGCGGCTACAACGGGGCTTACCTGCAGTTGTACTGGCGTCTGGCTGATGTTGCGACAGAGACAGCGGGGTCGAACTACGCACTGTCCGACCTGTACCGCGACACTGCAACGATACCCAACACAACCAACTTTTCTTGGCCGACTGACGACCTGCGTTTGACGTACCTAACGCCCGAGGCGACGCCAGTCGATACGACCTCTGGCAATTTCTTGGAAAGCCTCCAAACGCGCATGACGTTCTTCCTGAGCGGCGCCAATGCCAGCGCCACGATCCGCATTGGCCGGGCTGGCATCTGGGCCGTTGACTCCCCGGCGCAAGTCGGCTCTTACAGGCTGTATTGACATGACCCCCGAGCAAATCGACGCCAGGCGCCTGGAGTTGTCAGAGGCCGCAGCCCTGCGCGAAACCGAAGCGCACAACGCAGTGTTGGCCGAACGTGCCGCGCTTGTCACGATCCGCGACCGCCAAGTGCGTGCGCTGGAGCTTCAAGCCGAGAACAACCGGCGAATCGCGGACGCCACGGCCGGGACGGGCCGCACGGCAATGATCCTTGACGCGGCCATCCGGCGCATTGATGACCGCACCTCGCCAACCGGCACGCCGGCTTATGCCAAGGCCGTGTCCGAGGTGCTGGCGACCCTGGCTGAAATCGAGCGCCAGACCGCGCTGCCCGACGACGCGCCCGCCGACCCGCCAACGCCTGGGCTCGCATGACATGCCCTCGTGCTGCTGTTGCTGTTGCTGCCCCCGCCAGCAGCAACCATCGCAGCCGCCACAGTGGCACTATGCCGACCGTGGCCGGGCCGGCGTCAGCGAATCGTCGCTCAAGGACGACCACGAAGCGCTGCACAAGCTCATGCAGTCGCGTGAGTACCAAGACGCGGCGGAAGTGTTTCGCGTGCCCACTGTCTGGCCGCATGTGATGGGGTGATCCATGGCCACAGAAACCGACATCGCAAACCTCGCTCTCAGCCACTTCGGCCAGGACGCCAGCATCGACAGCATCGACCCGCCCGACGGCAGCGTCGAAGCCGAGCACGCTGCGCGCTTCCTGCCCATTGCGCGTGACGAGATCCTCGAATCCTTCCCCTGGAGCTTCTCCAAGCGCCGCGCCACGCTGGCCGAGCTGGTGAACGACCGCGACGACTGGGCCTATCGGTATGCCGTGCCCGCCGGCTGCATCAAGCCGCGCATCGTGCTGCCCGAGGGCTACGACGACGAGGAAACCGAAGGCGCCACGTTCGACTGGCAGGGCGACAGCCTCTACACCGACGAGCCCAACGCATCGCTGGTCTACATCTACCGCGTGACAGACCCCACAAAGTTCACGCCGCTGTTCACGACGACGCTGTCGTGGCGCCTGGCGTCCTATATGTCGGGGCCCATCGTCAAGGATCCCGCCGGCCGCGTGCAGGCGGCGCTGTATCAGCGCTCTGAAACCGAGCTGCGCAAGGCCCAGGACAGCAACGCCAACGCCTCGCGCAGTCGGGCCACGCACACACCAACCGCCAGCAGGGTGCGCTGATGCCCGGGCAAGCGCGGCGGCTGCTCAGGTCATTCGCCGGTGGCGAGATCGCCCCGGAGATGTACGGGCGCATCGACCTGGACAAGATGCAGACCGGCCTGGCCAAGGTCGAGAACTTCGAGATCCTGCCCCATGGACCGGCCCGCAATCGTGCCGGCTTCCAGTGGGTGAACGAGGTCAAGGACAGCACCAAGCGCGTGCGCCTGATCCCGTTTGCCTACAGCGCAGAGCAGACCATGGTGCTCGAAGTGGGCGACGGCTACTGCCGCTTCCACACGCAGGGCGCCACGCTGCTGGAGGCGTCCAAGGTCATCACAGCCATCTCGCAGCCGGCTGGCCTGGTGACCAGCGCCGGCCACGGCTACAGCAACGGCGACTGGGTGTTCCTTGACGACATCGTCGGAATGACGCAGTTGAACACGCGCTTCGCCGTCGTCTCGGACAGCGCGGCCAACACGTTCCGCATCAAGGACTTCTCTGGCGCCTACATCACGACCGGCACCTACAGCGCCTACGTGTCGGGCGGGACCGTGGCGCGCGTGTATCAGATCGCGCAGCCGTTCGCCGAGGCGCACCTGTTCGACGTGCACTACACCCAGTCGGCCGACGTGCTGAGCGTGGTGCACCCCACCTATGCGCCGCGGGAGTTGCGCCGTATCGGCGCCACGAACTGGCAGGTCAGCACCATTGCGTTCGTGCCTGGCATCGACCCGCCGGCCAGCACCAGCGTGGCCACTGGCGGGCCTGGTGGCGGCACGCCGGTCAACACCTACTACGTGAGCACCGCCATCAGCGCGGACACGCTCGAAGAGTCCGAGGCCTCGCCTGTGTCGGCTGCGGCCCTGATCGACCTCACGGTGGTGGGCAACTATGTGGACGTGACGCCGGCGGCCGTGGCGGGCTCGCTGCGCTACAACATCTACAAGCTCAAGACCGGCGGCCTGTACGGCTACATCGGGCAGAGCGACGGCACGGCCTTCCGGGACGACAACATCGAGCCCGACATGAGCCAGACCCCACCCGAGTCGCTGGCGCCGTTTGTGGGCGCTGGAAACTACCCCAGCGCCGTGACCTACGTGGAGCAGCGCCGGGCGTTCGCTGCCACCGACAACCGCACGCAGCACCTGTGGATGACGCGCTCGGCCACCGAGAGCAACCTCACGCAGTCGGTGCCACTGCGCGATGACGACGCCATCGTGATGCCCATCAAGGCCCGCCAGCAGAACCGCATCCGCCACCTGGTGCCGCTGGTGGACCTGCTGGCCTTCACGGTGGGCGGCGAGTTCCGCATCTTCGCCAAGAACAGCGACGCGCTCACGCCGGCATCGGCCACGCCCAAGGCGCAGAGCTACGTGGGCGCCAACAACGTGCAGCCGGCCATTGCCGAGAACGCGGTGCTCTACGCCCAGGCCTCTGGCGGCCACGTGCGAGAGTTCGCCTACACGGGCGAAGGCCTGGCCGGTGCTGCCTTCTCGAACCTGGACATCAGCGTGCTGGCCCCGCACCTGTTCGACGGCTACACGATGGTGGACATGGCTTTCAGCCGCACCAGCACCTGCCCGGTGCTGTGGGTGGTGCGCAGCGACGGCGTGCTGCTGGGCATGACCTACGTGCCAGGACAGAACGTGCGGGCCTGGCACCAGCACACCACGGACGGACTGTTCGAGTCAGTGTGTTGTGTGGCCGAGAACGGCGAGGACGTGCTCTATGCCGTCGTCCAGCGCACGATCAACTCGCGCCAGGTGCGCAGCATCGAGCGGCTGCACACGCGCCAATTCACCAACCAGGAAGACGCCTTCTTCGTGGACTGCGGGCTGAGCTACAGCGGCACGGCCACGACGACAATCACGGGCCTGTGGCACCTTGAAGGGCGCAGCGTGGTGGCCCTGGCCGACGGCGCGGTGGTGGATGGCCTGACGGTTACGGCTGGCACGGTGGAACTGCCGGCCCTGGCCAGCGTGGCGCACGTCGGCCTGGTCATCAACGCCGAGCTGCAGACCCTGCCTGTGTCCTACCAGACCGACGAGGCGTTCGGGCAGGGCGTCGTCAAGGACGTGAACAAAGTGCACCTGCGGGTGTCGCGCTCTGGCGCGATGCACGTCGGGCCCACTGGCGGCCGGATGGTGGAGGCAAAGCGCCGCACCACAGAGAGCTATGGCGAGGCGCCGGCGCTGCGCACCGGCTGGGACCACCTGAACGTGGCGCCCAAGTGGGACGATGACGCGGGCGTCACGGTCCAGATGCGCACCCCGCTGCCGCTGACCGTGCTGGCCATGGTGCTGGATGTCACCGCTGGGAGTTGAGATCCGCGCGGTGCGCGATGGGGACATCGATGCGCTGCTGGCCGACATCCGCCCCCCAGACCTGGCCGAAGCCGAGGCGCTGTTCGGGCCCGGCATGGTTCGCAGCGCACTCACCGAGAGCCTGGCCAATTCCGCCATGGCGTGGACTGCAGAGTCTGCTGACGGCCTGGCGTGGATCTTCGGCGTGGCGCCGGCGCAGGGCCTCATGGGCGACATCGGGCTGCCGTGGATGGTAGGCACGCGCCTGGTGGACCGCGAACGGCGTGCACTTACCCGCCTGACGCCTGCCTACATTGCACGCATGCTGGCAGCCTTCCCGACCCTGACGAACATCGTCGATGCGCGCAACACAAAGTCGATCCGCTGGCTGCGCCACGTCGGCTTTGAGTTGATGCCGGCGGAACCCATGGGCGTGGCGGGGCAGCCTTTCCACCTCTTCGTGATGCGGGCCTGAGCCATGTGCTACGCGGCTGCAATTCCCTACGTCATGGCGGCGATCTCCGCCTATGGCGCCTATCAGCAGGCGTCGAGCCAGAGAGCGCAGGCCGGCTACCAGGCCAAGGTGGCAGAGAACAACGCCACCATCGCCGAGATGCAGGCCCAGGACGCCAAGGCCCGGGGCGACAAGGCATCCTTCGACGTGCGTCGCAAGTATGCGGCCCTGATGGGCACGCAAAGGGCGTCCATGGCGGCGCGCGGTCTGGACATCACCGACGGAAGCGCGAACGCCATCCTGCAGGACACGGCCTACTTCGGCGCCTACGACGAGGCCACAACCAGATCCAACGCTGCCCGCGAGGCCTGGGGCTACCGCGTGCGCGCGGCCGGCTCCCAGAGCGATGCGGCTGCCTACGGCGCCACGGCCGACGCGATCAACCCGCTGATGTCGGGCGGTCTGGCCGGCGCGGGAACCTGGTTCAGCAGCGCGCAAAGCGTGGACCAGAAGTGGTATCGCGGCGAGAAACCATACGCCGGAAACATGACCGGCTTTTACGGCGGCAACGGCACCAGCGGAGATTGACCCATGGCCACTGTCCCACGGGTCGAAGGCCCATCGGTCCAGCAGGCCGGCATTCCAGACGCCTACCAACGTGCACCGGCTGCGCTGGGTGGTGCTGACCAGGCCCGGGCCCAGCAGATCAACCTGGCCGGCAATGCCATGGCGGCCTACGCCCAGGCCGAGCAGCGCCAGCGCGACATCGACGACCAGGCGCGGGTAGACGGCGCACTGAACCTGCTGGCCGAGCGCGACACCGACTTGTCGTTTGGCGAGCAGGGATTCACCAAGCTGCGCGGCGAGGCTGCGCTCAAGGGCGAGAGCGGCCGCCCGCCGGTGGACGACTTCGTGGAGTCGTTCGACAAGACGGCGCGCGAGCTGGAGGGCGGCCTTGGCAACGAGCGCCAGAAGCGCCTGTTCGCGCTGCGAGCCAACGACCTGGGCACCACGTTCCGGCGCCGCGCCGTGGAGCACATGGGGCGCCAGCAGGACGCCTACAACGACCAGCAGACCCAGGGCGCCATCGATGTGTACCAGCAGCGCATGGGGCTGGCCTGGGATGACCCGGAAACCCTGGTGCAGTCTCAGGACGGCATCCGCGCTGCGGTGCGCAAGGCTGGGGCCAGGTCTGGTGCGCCGGCTGAAGCGGTTGATGCGGCCATCGTCAAGGCCATGAGCCCAGGCCACGCGGCGGTGCTGGCGCAGGCCATCGACGCCGGCAAGCTGGAGTTCGCGAAGGAGTACCTGAAAGACGCTGGCGCTGAGATGCTGCCGGCGGCAAGGCTGCAGGCGGCCAAGGCGCTGGACATCGGCGCGGCCGACGCCAAGGCGCAAGGCCTGGCTGGCGACCTGTGGACCAAGCACCAGGGCAACGCGGCGGCGGCGCTGGCCGAGGCCCGCGACAAACTGACGGGCAAGGAAGAAGACGATGTGGTGCAGCGGCTTAAGGTGCTGGACGGCGAGGGCGAGGTCATTCGCACGCGCGAGGCCAAGGCCGTGGGCGCTGCGGCCTGGTCTGCCGTCATGGCCAGCGGGCGTGTGCCGGCTTCCATGCTGGCCAGCCTGCGCGAGAAGGCGCCCGAGGAAGAACGCCAGATCCGCGACTGGCTGGAAGCCAAGAGCCGCCGCGCCAAGGCTGACGCCGAGGGCACGACCACCACCGGCTTCGACACCTACTACGGCCTGCGGCGCATGGCCATGGAAGAGCCTGCCGCGT